CAACCTTGAGATATACACTTAAGAACGACTTTAAGTCATTCGGCTACTTTCATTTACTTCCAGAGTTTGAGCTGTCTATAGGCGCTGACGGTGAGATACGGCATATACGATTAGCATTCCTTACGCACGAACTTTGGATAACACTTAACAAAGAGTAATAACTTATGGGCTTAGAAAACAATGGCGTTCACGATGGTAGATTCTTGAATAGCCTAGACGAAAACAACCCTGCGTCTACAGATGCATTATCGCAGGCTGATGAACACCTGAAATATATTAAAGGTATTCTTTTGAACAGTTTTCCTAGCGTCACTGGGGCTATCACAGGTACTCATACAGCTATTAACGCAAAGGTAGCTGAACCAGTGTCGGCTATTACATCCGATGGTTCTGCCCCTAGTTTAAACACAGCGGCAGGAGTTACTGCGGCTAACTTAAAGACACTACTTGGTGTAGATGGTGGGGCTATCACTACAGCCACAGATAGTGGGGGTGAGGTTACTCCTGTGTTAGCTACAGGTATTACGGCTTTGGAGATATGGAACTTAGTTAAGGCTTCAGCCCTTGACTCTATTTATCCGATAGGTGCTATCTATACGGCTATCACCAGTGGTAGTCCTCAGACAGTCTTTGGTGGTACTTGGGTATCCTTTGGACAAGGTAGAGTCCTCGTAGGACATGATGATGCGGCTAGTCCCGATAGTGACTTTGTGGCTTCCTCTACAGACGGTAGTTCTGTACTGGTAGGTGGCGTTAAGACATACAGTACCAATGTAACTGTTCCTAGAGATGGTTGGGGTAACGAACAGGACGGTTCTCAGTTAGCAGAGCCTACTCCGGCAGGCCACTTAATTACTGGTGATGGAACTAGCGACAACCAGAACTTTAATAACTTAGCGATTGCCTCTGGTGATAGAACTTTTACTACAGCAACTTTCTCTTCGCTACAGCCCTATGTTGTTGTCTATATGTGGAAGCGTACAGCATAAGAAACAATGTATAACTTAAGGAACACATTATCATGGGACAGCTTCTACCAGTTAGAGATGTAGGTAGCATTGGCGTAGTCACAGACATACGTCCTGCGTCTCTCCCGATCAATGCGTTTACTAAAGCGAAGAACGTAAGGTTTGATGAAGGTAAAGTAGGGCGGTCTCCTGTCTTTAGAAAGATACACACCCCACTTGGATTCAACCCAAGATTTACCTATGGGATTCCAGCCAGTAACAGCGGTAGTTTTGCTAGTATTATTATTGTGTCTGACACCTATGAGTTTAAGGCGTATGCCAACAATGCTCTAGTCTCTAGACAAGGTTCTCTGTCAGCTACTTCAGCTAGTGTCCACCCCTTCACTGGGACTTCTCTAGCAGATATCGCTTACATTAACCGTATAGATCAACCCCCAGTATTTATGGCTAATGGTGGTAGTAACTTTGCTACTTTAACTAATTGGCCTAGTGGCTATAGGGCTGAATCTATCAGAGCCTATGGTGATTTCTTAATAGCTCTGAATACAACAGAGGGTGGCACTAGCTTCCCTTCTAGAGTTAGATTCTCTACGCCTGCTTTAGCTAACAATGTGCCTAGTACGTGGGATGAGACTGACTCAGCCAAGTCGGCAGGATTCAATGATCTAGTACAAATGAAGACAGGTATCGTTGATGGCTTAACGCTAGGTACTAAGTTCATTGTGTACTCTAAAGACCAAGTGTGGATGATGGAGTTTGTAGGCGGTACATTCATACACAACTTCAGGAAACTCTTTAGTGACTGTGGTGTTATCAACCAGAACTGTATTGCAGAGGTTGAAGGAACACACTATGTTTTTGACCACGATGACATCTATATCCACGATGGTAACACTCGACAATCTGTGTGTGACGAGAGAGTCAAGAGTTACATATTTAGTGGGCTGAATACAGCTAAAACTAACCGATGCTTTGTACACCATAACTCAGAGTTAGATGAGGTTATGTTCTGCTATGTATCGGGTGATGATATGGCTGAGTACACTAACGGTGATCGATGTAACAGGGCGGCTGTATTTAATTACAAAAGCCAAACTTGGTCATTCATGGACTTACCTAACTTATCGAGTTCTACTCACGGTACTATTAGTTCCTCTGCTACTTATGTGAACTCAAATACCTATGACACCATAGGTGGTAGCTACTACTCACAAGAAGCAGGCTATGACGTACATAGTCTGTTTGTAGGTGAAGACTCCAGTGCCGATGGTATTACCTCAGATAAACTCTATGGTTTAGACCTTAGTGACTCTGGTAGCTTATCTTATGCTTTAGATGCTGAAGCTAACAAGAGTCCTTTCCTAGAAAGAGTAGGCATAGACTTAGATGAGCTTTCTCCTTTGAGTGGCTACAAGGTAATAACAAAAATAGTCCCACAAGTTGATACCACTAACCCAGACAAGCAGTTTAGCTTTACTTTTGGGTCGGCTGATCTGATCGGTAATGACCCTGTGTACCAAGCTAGTATTACGTTTGATGGTGCTACGGACTACAAGATAGACACAAGAGCCTCTGGTAGATACCTGTCGTACAAAATGACTGTACCTGATAACAAAGACTTTAGTTTCTTAGGGTTTGA